GCCCTTGGGTCACAGCACCAGCAAACTTAGCTAGGTCCAAGTGGGGATCAAAACCTTCACGCATCTGCTCCATACAATACTCTTCATCGTATTCCCACATGTAATGTAGCTTAGTGTTATTCTCTAGGCTATCCATATCAGCACCACACAGAACGTAACCCTCTGGAGCAATAAGACAGCCCCTAATCTCTTCCCCATATGGTTTGTCTACACCCGGAAGGTTTACCAAAGGTTTAGCGTGTTTAAAGCGTAGGGTGTTAGTTAAGCCATGTGATCCAGCTACAAGATACCCTTCATCATCCACACACTCCAAAAAAGCCTTTACCGTAGAAGCCCTGTGAGAGGCTACAGTAAGCCCATCCATGATCTCCACTGCTGGGTCTATCTCAATCAACCTCTTGACGCTCTCAGTAAGCTCTCCGTTCTCCCTGACCTGTGGGATAGTACGTGTTTCATTAGTATCGTTATCCCTCTTATAGTCAAAGGTACAAGGCTCCCATCCTAGACTGTTCAACCAATCTTTTACTTGCTGGTGGGAACTTGGGTTGCCATCCTCATAGCCATCAATAATGTTAAAGGTCTGGACGTTGTAGTGCTGTAGGTGCTTCTTACGTAGTGCCTCAAACTTCTCACCATTCGCAGACAATGTGCCATCCTTTTTGTGCATCACCTTGGGTCTGTTGACAGCCTTAAAAATAGTCTTCTTAGGCATAGCCTTTTTCAGTGCATCAGTCTTCTCCTCTACGATAGCCTCCAGTTTAGCCAAGAGTGCTTCCGCCTTTGGTACATCCAACTTCCACCGGTAGTCCTCTTGGTCAGCCATAAACTGCATCTTCATGTTAAGGTACTTAATGTACCGTACGGCATTATCGTTTAGGGGTTTCATTAGTGTCCTCCCAAATTGAGTAATCTCTAGCACTTAGGTGATTATGGTCTTCACAAGGATAGTACATAAACCAAGTATCAAACACTACAGACCTCTTTCCACACTTGCAAAAAACACCCTCTGGAATTTCACTCATTATAAAGTTCTCCTAGTTTCCTACGTAGATCCAACCAAAGGGCCATGTTAATCTTTACATCTTCCTCACACCGATTAATGTAGACTTCTAGTGGTTGCTCTGACCAATCTGTAACTTTTGGCTTAGGGATGCCATACTTTTCACCAAAGCTATCCAGACCATAAGAACTACGTCCAGGCATCAGTGTACGTGCCAAGGGTAGTGTATCATAGTGCTCTGGTGGTTGAGGGATACCCATGATCTTCTTTACTACCTTAAAGTCGTAACTAATGATGTTATGACCAATGAAGGTACGATCCTCTGCGAAGAACTCCTTAATTCCCTCGTAGGTGGTTAGCGATACGGGCTTTTCCATCGTGGGGGTCATATAGGATACTACCCACACCTTACTTACCTTGTTAAGGAACCCATCACTCTCTAGGTCAAATACGGTTTCTACTGGTTTATTCATTATCTGTATTACCTTAATTTCCACTGTAGGGGGTCATACCCCTGTTACAATCGTTGTCTCTGGATCATACTGGATGAACCCACATTCCCCTGTACGCCCAAATGGACGGTTCTTAGTGACCTCAACAAACGTACTGTTAGGATCATCACCCTTGCTGTCACGTTTCAACTCAATCAACTGGATAGCCTCCTCTTCGATACTAGCAGCATACTTAGTCTTACCCATGTCGTTTACGTGTGAGATACAGATGATCCCCACGTTACGCCTCTTAGCGAACTCTACCAGACGCACACCCAATTCAGTCAAGGCGTTAGTTGCGTTATCAACACCTGACAGATAGGCCAGACGCTGCAAGTGGTCCACAAAAACATAGTCACACCCGTACACCGTTACAGCATACTTAATCTGTTTGAGCGTATCTTCAATAGCATCCTGCGGATTAATTTCAAATGATATGATCCGGTTGCTTTCCACTACCTCAGTGATGGCAATATCTAGCTGCTCATTAGTGATACCATAGAACTCCTGATCCTCTTGTGTGTTGACGTTCTTACCCAGTTGGTATGTGGCAAAACCCCGTGCTGTAGTGCTGTCAATCTCTTCCATGTGCAGCAAGCCAACCTTCTGACCTTTGTTCATAACCAGATCATGTTGTGCTGCCCTGAATACACTTGTTTTACCTGTTCCAGGTGGTGCCTTGATTACTGTGATGCCACCCTTAGTCCATCCTCGTAGTACCTCATTAAGGGAGCTAGAGAACGTAGGCGTATACTCATAGGGTGTCTGCTCATGTACTGCCTTAAGCCACGCCTCTGCCCCTGCTGTGAAGCCTGCTGGTGAGTACTTCTTAGCTGCCCACCATGCACTCCTGTACGCCTTACTCTGACCAGCCTGTAGGAAGTCATTAGCATCCTTAAAATCACCATGCTCCATGATGTAGACTTTAGATGGGAACATATCAAACAACTTCTCAGCAATCTCACGACCCTTATCATCATTGTCGGTACTAAGAATAATCTGGTCAAAGCTATCCAAGTACTTCTCTACGTTGCCATAGAAGGATCCACTAGGAGAGGCGCTAGGCAGTGATACTACAGGATTGGTATACCCACCACCCGAAAGCATCTGATAGGCACTCAGAGCGTCTAATTCCCCCTCACACACTGTGATCTTACGGCTGCAAGAGATAGGGAAGAGGTTACTACCAAACAAACTGTCAGCCTTGAACCCAGCATTACGAGAAAAGTCCTTAGGAAAGATACGGGTCTTCTTTGTACCATTTGGGTACGGGTATGTCTGTTTAGTGTCATTACTCTCTACACCATAGAACTCCATGGTTGCCTCAGAGATCCCACGCCATGTACGGAACCTCATGTTATTGTTTGGTGTATTGTCTACTACCATCTTAGGTACATACTCTTCGTTGAATGGGTCAGATGAACCCTTACTTTCTTTCAATGGGTATTTCTCCTTCATACCAGGTTTCAAACTCATTCCTTTGTGTGGGTATGCTCTCTCACAAGAAAAACAGTGGCCGACCATTTTATCTGTGGAGTACCCAAAGGCATCGCTACTATCGCAATCTGTGAAGATACAAGGTCTTCCATTTAGTTCAGCCACTGTTTATATCCTTTCTTGGTGAGTAACTTTAATCTTACAGGTCGTCTTGGTAGTAATCTTTAGCCACAAGACTTCCTTCATCCACCTTCAAAGCACCCTTCATATAAAGCTGTGCTGTAGTCTGAAACAAGTATTGCTTCTTCTGCAATGCAGCAGCTATTTCAACACGTTTATTCCAAGCAGTGAAAGTAGATTCCGGGTAAGTCTCTACTGCCCACCAGAAGGGGACATAACCACCAACCTCTTTGCAGAATGTAGGGGAGTTAAGTTCTTTTACTACATCGTCACTAGCAAAAGCCTTACCTCGAAGTTGTGTGGCCTTTGTACTGCTAAGACTTTTTGCACCAGCTTCAATGGTATCTTCTGGCGTCTTACGATCACCGTAGAACTTAAAGATTGAGTGCTCCTGCATCTTCTCAATAGCGTAGTCAAAGAGTGTCTGTGTATCTTTCATAGTCATATTTATCTTTCCTTATTTAAGATCAGTTAAGTTGGTTCTTCTTGGTTTCAGTAACAGTAAAGTCTTCACGTAGATCAGCAAGGATGTCTGCCATACGGTGTAGTGCCTCAACCCTTAGCCCCAGAGGGTCTACCGATAAAAACTGTGCCATCTCCCATTTGATATCGTTTTCATCAAACTTAGTACAGAGTGTTTCCATCAAACCTGTGAAAGCTGGTGCGAGATTGCGTATATCTAAACCTTCCTTACTTTTAGCAATCGCATGCAGGTCTACAGTTTTAGGTGCTACAGCATTGTGGATAGCATCCCTCTGCTCCTTGCGTCTGTCCTTAACTACCTTCTTGGCATCTTGGTAGCCCTCTGGTGTTGTAGCTTTCTCTGATAACTCAGGGTCAGCCTTGATTTCCTTCCGGTCTTTTTCCCACCTGTTAACTGTCCTGTGTCCTACACCAATATCATCAGCGTGTTCCTCTTGTGATTTAGCCAATGCGCCATTTGGCGTATTGCCACTTTGGTACTGATTACCTCGATCACCACCACGAGATTGAACACCCAAGACTTCAACACGTTTAATGTAGAAATACTCCTTCTCTCGGTTACTAAGGTGACGACGTGCTACATTCTCAGATGTTACATAATAGATTGCCTCTTCTGTATCACCTTCAAACTCAGTAAAAACAGGATCAACACCAACCTTGACGGCAGCTTCATAGCGGTGTCTGCCATCAAGAATCTTACCTTCAAAAGTAACAATGGCCCGTTCTGGTCGGAAACCATTGTCCATCATATCCTTAGCAATATCTTCTACCACATCAGGTTTGTGTGGCAACCACAGACACACCTCGTGATATTCATAGTTCATAGGCTCATCCACCACAATCTCCTTATTACTCCGTTCTTTAGCGATCAGTTCCATGTAGTCTACTA